AGAACTCCAGGCTATTGGCAGAAGTCATCGCATGGGTCAAACTCAGGCTGTTCACGTAAAAAAATTAATTTACAAGGAATGCCCACGATTTGTGAGTGTCGAAGAAGAAATGATGGCTCTCCAGGGGCATAAATCCCTTGTTTGTTCAGAAGTCCTGAATGACGATCGGATTAAATCACAAATCCCAGTGAACAGAACGACTGATAAAATCTCAATTTTGGATATCAAAAAAATTTTCCGTGCTTAATATAAATGACTGTTGGTTCCCGCGCTGAAGTTTTCCATGGTAATGCTTCCCAGACCTCCGGTGGTCTGCGTAAAAGTGATCTCAAGATGAAGGATGGTCGTATCATTTCTAAGGCGGCCAGCAAGGCGGCTAAGAAGTCCCTGAAGAAGAACCCCAAGTTCGCGGCTTTCATCGAGCTCGCGAAGGAGAAGGCCGTCAAGAAGGATCACTTCTGTCTTGTGCCCAAGAAGGGGTCGAAAACCTACAAAAAAATAATCAAGGATAATAAGTAAGTATGACTCTCTCTAAATGGGAAGACTCTGTAAAAGTTGCTAAAATTAAGCTAGGTATAGACCCTAAGAAGTTTACCAAGGTTCAGGGTAAGCTGCTTAAGGAGGCACAAAAAGTTTATAGTATCCTGTTGTTAAATAAATCTAAATCTTAAATTGAAAGCCCTTCAAATTCTGAGGTTCATAGACGATGAGCTGATGAAGTTTCCACGTGCATCCAAACTTCCTGTTCAAGAAATACACACTGCCAAGTTCCACAATGGCATGTCCTGAATTTCTCGAATACAGTCCATTCTCCACCGTGTCGCGTAGAGGATTCTTGTCCGCGTCAAACACATTCGCCTTGACGTGATCATCCACTGTGGTATCAACCTTTACGCGAAACTTTGGTTCGCGATCAGTAGATTCCTTCACATTAGAATTAAACATTGGTAACAACTCTTCACGGGTCATCTCACTTCCGAAGATTACCTCACTTTGCTCTACGACCGAGTCAATGATCATATTTTCGAGAGTTCTGAGAGAGTCGTAAAATTTGTTCATATAACTCCCTTCTTCATCCCAACCCTTGATGGCAAAGTCGATGTTATATTTTGTTGGACCAATTTCTGGGACAAAACCCGAGACACCAAAGGGCATATACATTCTTGGGAACTGAATTTTAAGAGGTGTTCCCTGTTTTGTAGAGATGACTATCCTTCGGTTATTGTACTCATTAATCTGGATATTTTCAATTGCTTTGTCCATGAGTTATATATCTATCAAGAGTCAAAACTTTAAGCTGAACAGGCGACACAGTCAGGTTCGAGACTAAACTGGATAGGACGTGCCTTGGCCTTGGAGCGAAGATAATACATCCCTGTCTTGAGTCCCGCCTTCCACGCATACATATGCATCGAAGACAACTTCGAAAGTGTCGGACTCTCCATGAACAGATTCATAGATTGTGATTGATCGATAAAACGACCCCTGTCCGCTGCCATATCGATAATACATTTCTGACTAATCTCCCAAACAGTCTTGTAAAGATTTTTGATATCATCCGGGATGTCAACAATATTTTGTATGGAACCACCAGCTTTAACCATCAAATCTTTCATCTCCTTTGACCAGAGACCAACACGTTTCAGGTCATTGACGAGGTGCTTGTTGACCACGACAAATTCACCCGCGAGTGTGCGTCTCAGATAGATGTTGGTCGTGTAAGGCTCGAAGCATTCATTGTTACCCAAGATTTGTGCCGTCGAGGCGGTCGGCATGGGGGCCATGAGAAGACTGTTCCTGAGACCCTTTGACTTTACACGTTCACGCATGGCATCCCAGTCGTATCTTCCACTGAATTTCACTTCGCCATCCCACATATCCGGTTGAAGGATACCCTCAGAGGCTGGAGAACCCTCGAACGATTCGTAGGATCCATCAACTTCTGCGAGCTCAGAGCTCGCTTCGAGGGCGGCGTGATACATCGTCTCAAAGATGTGTGCGTTCAATGTTCGCGATTCTTCAGAATCGAAGGGGAGACCACACAAGATGAAAACATCAGCGAGTCCTTGAACACCGAGCCCAATTGGGCGATGTTTCATGTTGGAACGACGGGCTGTCTCCACAGGATAGAAGTTACGGTCGATCACACGGTTTAAATTCTTTGTCACAATCTTGGTCACCTCATGCAGCTTCTGGAAATCAAAAGTCTTGAGCTCCTCGTTGACATACTTGGGGAGAGCGATAGACGCGAGATTGCATACAGAAGTTTCATCCTTGTCAGTGTATTCTAAGATTTCCGTACAAAGATTGGAACTCTTAATGACTCCAAGATTCTTCTGATTACTCTTCGAGTTACAGGAATCTTTGTAAAGCATATAAGGTGTGCCCGTTTCAGTTTGACTCTTCAAGATAGCCTTCCAAATGTCAGCTGCTGGCACTGTCGTGTTGGCGAGTCCTTCCTCTTCATATTTGGTGTACAGTTCCTCAAACTCTTTACCGTATACATCAGAAAGACCTCTAGCCTTGTCGGGACAGAACAATGACCAATTACCACCTTCCTCTACTCTCTTCATGAAGAGGTCTGGAATCCACATGGCTGTGAAGAGATCCCTACAACGAGCTTCTTCATCACCCTGGTTGAGACGAAGTTCAAGGAAATCTAAAATATCGGGGTGCCAGGGTTCGAGGTAGACCGCGATGGAACCCTTACGCCGACCAGCCTGGTTGACGTAGCGAGCAGTCGCGTTGAAAACACGAAGCATAGGAATGATTCCATCAGATTGGCCGTTGGTTCCCCTAATTCTTGATTTATTACCCCGAATATCATGGATATGCATGCCAATCCCTCCAGCCCACTTACTGATTTGAGCACATTCAGTCAGCGTCTGATAAATGCCGTTGATGGAATCTTCTTTGTTTGCGATGAGGAAGCAGGAGGACATCTGGGGTCTCGGTGTTCCCGCGTTAAACAGAGTTGGCGTCGCGTGTATGAAGAATCCCTGTGACATTTTGTCATATGTCTCCAGGACAGATGGGATGTCTTTCCCATGAATGCCTATAGAGACTCGCATAAACATATATTGCGGCGTTTCAATCAACTTCCCATTTACTCGTTGAAGATAGCTCTTCTCGAGTGTCTTCAATCCAAAATATCCAAAATCGAAGTCACGGTCTGTCTTGATGTGTTCCTTCACTTGCTGAGCGACTTCGACGACTTCATCAGTGATGATTCCAGTTTTTTGTAGTTTACGCATGGCGAGGTGGAAGTTGTTGGGACAAACTTTCTGAATGTTACTAGCGATAATACGGGTGGCCAGGGTTTCATAATCCGGGTCTGATGTAATCATGCCAACACAAATCTCGGCTGAAAGAATATCAATTTCCTGGGTGGTGATGTTGTCATACATCGAAGAAAATACCTGCTGGGCAACTTTAGACGAATCACAGTTTTCTGAGAGTCCATATGTTAAATTCTTGATCCTATTGGTGACGTTGTCAAATTTCATATCCTCAATACGACCTGAGCGTTTAGTGACCCTCATATAACTATTCTTAAAATTTTATTTTTAAACTACTTCGTGCACTTCTCAAGATCGGCACTCCTCACCGTCGCAGGGCCCAACGTCTCATACTTCCGGTCAGGTTGAGTCAGGTAAGTGTTCACATAGAAAGGACCCGTCTGGCCCGACTTGGCCACAGGAGCATACGACCCGACAAAGCAGGCTGGGGGTTTGCATGGGATCTCTTCGATGATGTCTGGTCTAGAGTCATAATCTTTAAAGTCAGCGGGATTCAGCATTTAATATTTACAGATGTTTTTTTTTCGTCTACTATATTAAATGTGTGACAACTTACACCTGGATTCTATGAAGCAGTGTGAGACCCCTCTCAACAGGCTGTTCTTTTCACCATACAACAAAGACCTAATTCAGCGTGGCATCCGTCAGACGTTCAAAAATAGAACTGGTATCGCCATCGACTACCAAAACCCTGACGACTTGTACGGAATCATGCGGTCTGTATTCATCAGCAACTCCGGTGATCACTACAATAACGTCAACAACCAGGTGAGAGATATGAATATCCGCGTCATTGACACCTCACTTGGACAGATCCAAACCGGTGTATCTCAATACATGACTTACGCGCGTGAGATTGATACCATCAGCCAGCCTATGGACAGACCGGTGAACACGAGTACGGTCGGGAAAAAATTACCTCGCAATAAGGTTGGAATCAATTAAAGATTAGACCCTACAACTTGGTAAGTAAATGAGTCTTAATTATTATAAATCAGAAACGGAAAAAGTCTGTAAACAGAAAGGATGGGATCGAGCTGCTATAGATACCGTATGGCTTCTCCTGACAGAGGAGTTTGGTGAGCTGGCTTCTGCGATTCGTCAATACAAGAAGACATTCAAGAAGACAAATCTAAAAAAAGAGAGAGGCACGGATGTTATGATGGAGATGGGAGATGTGTTCAGTTATCTATTCCAATTAGCCCATATGTTGAATGTAGATTTGGATAAGATGTGGAAAGAGCACCAAACCAAGATGCATGACAAAAAATATAATCTGAAGTAATATCAAGAATGAGTGATTATATGCTCAATGATAAACATTCCATGGATAAGGTGAATCCATTTGTCGTGCATGAATTCTCCCTTCCAGGAGGAATACGAGAAACGGACCGAACAGAGATTGAGGAATATTATACGACAGATTCGATCACGAGGAAGAGGCCCAGTGATCGGGAACAGAAACTCCTCGACAAGATTGGTGTTCATGAAATTCACAAAACTGAGATGAGCCCTTTCTGTGGGACAAACCTCTGCGATAAACAGAGGAAGCAAAACGTCATGAACAAGGTGATTCACCCCAGGCGTAACATCGATTATGGAGTTTCGTGCAAGGTGAAGAAGCCAAGGGTTGTTAGTGTGGGTGTATCCAATGCGAAGAAGCATATGGTCCCAGACGCGACAAAGGCTGCCATCGTCGTTCTAATCATTCTAATGCTAGTTTATGCATTACGGAGATGAAGTAAGACAAGCGCTTTTTTTGGATACACATCTGCACGATACCTGGGATATATTTCCGGGAAAACTTAGTCACGAAATCTACTTGCCAAGCACTTTCCATATCTATGCGAGGTGGTTGAAATGTAGGATCTAGGATTTTCACAGCATTTATCAATCTCACGAAGAAGCGGGGTTCGTGATCAGTATATAGGATCTCTTCCAAATATAATTCAGCCATTCGCTGGAGAACTTCGACAGTCTTGACGACCATCGCATCCAAAAACTTGTAGTAATCAGTGACACTTGTGGATTCCCAGGAAATCTGATTCCAGTCCCCTATAGGTTCAGTGTTGATGTAGTCAGTGTATCTATTGTACTCCTTACGTCTGTTGTTCCATTTCATGTAAACCATCTCAACGTAATGCAAGTCAGATTCTACGTCATGAACAAATTTCGCAGATGAAAGGTTATTTAGAGACATGTATCATATAAGGAAGTCTTGTCTCTAAGTAAAAAAATGTTTCAATATATAAATGGCTGGCCTCGTCATTATTGGTGCCGCGGTATGCTGTTCTATGTGTTGTGGTTCACCGTTCACAGCAGTGTACTTTGCCCCGAAAAGGAGTGATGAGTTCGCTGTGAGACTCAAGAAGGTTTTACCAGATACAGCCAGTGACTTCATACCAGATAAGCCATCGGAGTGGTTGGGTTCTGAATATGAAGATGACTACGACCCTGTAAAGGATGAAGAAGATGAGTTGCAGTTTTTGAGAAACGAACTCTCGGCTCTCTATGGTGAGGATGAAGCGGCGGAACTCATCTCAAATATGGCAGGTGAGAATGAAGCGGAGAACATGCAGGCTTTGTTACAACTTAAGAGGGGTAAGAAATACTTTGAAGACGAAAGATCTACACCCTGTTTTGACAATATTTACGATATGGCGGCTAAGGTAGACTGTGGACAAAACGCAGTCAAAAGATTCAAGCTTTCAACATGTCCTGGTGGGAAATATAAATATGAATACACGTGTCTCGGTGGTATAAATGCTAAGATAACAGATGAAACATATGATTCACCCCCAGTCACACCAGTGAGTCTGGGTGATAATTTCTTAGAAGGTGTTCCTATCGACATGAGAACCATTTATAGACATCCTGTCAGTTGTAGCATCGGTGGGACAAAGGGCACAAATGACACGAATATGACAGGTTCTACAGCAGGCGGTGATTCACCGATAACTCAATTTAGATATGACTATACCGTCGATCCGGAAAATTCCTTAATGAACACAACAAAGTATTACTACAAATGCTTAGACACGATACCACTTGGTAAATGTTACAATTATCAAACGTCGACCTCCGCCCTCAAACCTGAAGATCTCGTTACAGACGGTTCGCTGGGACTTCAAAGTCATGAGATTAAATGCCCGGGAGAAACACAAGTTCTCACCCATTTCCAATTGAAGGCTGGTGGAACAGCGGCTGATGGAACAGAGATACCCCCCGAGCCAGTTGAGGGTGGAACGACTATGTATCGATACGATTACACGTGCTGTAACATGAAAGCTGAGGGATGTTCCGAAGAAATGGAGGCGCAGGGAATTTGCACAATGAGCACCTAAGTTTTGGGTGTGACATTGAAAATTTCAAGTCTAAAAATTATGTATTCATCAATAGCGAATAACAGTTTCTCATACCTACTTACCCTCGACGAGATCCGAAAAGCTTTACCAGATGATCTCCGTCCATCATGGGTGAAGATTACAACGATCACGATGGTCTCGAGCTTTATGCATCAAATTGACATAAAGAAGCTCAGGGAAACGTTTGAGAGAATCGGATCTTACAAGATGAGACGACAGGGTTCAAAAATGGAAGGGTTTGAATGGAAACTCAAGCCTACAACCTTCTACAATCAGGTCACTCTGACCTACAATGACACATACAGCACCAAATCTGTCAAAGTTTTTCCCAATGGAAGTATTCAAGTCGCTGGATGCTGTGATCTTTTTGACTGTAAACGTATCATCACACAACTCACACACATCCTAACTTCTTTTTTGGGGATGGACCTTAAAGTCCCAGCTGATTCATTCAGGGTTGTCATGATTAACTCGAATTTCAGTCTCAATTACAACGTGAATCTACTTAAAGTTGCAAATTGGTTTGAGGAATATAATGACATCTTCAAAGTTTCGTTCGAACCTGACAGATATTCGGCGGTGAAGATCAAATTCAAACCCTCTGAGGACATGAAGGAGATCACCACCAGCATCTTCAGCACCGGGAAGATCATCATCACGGGAGCTGAAACTTTGAAAGAAATCGCATTCGCTTACAACATCATTAACCAGCACATCAACGAGAACCCTGAGATTCGAGTTTCACCCACAGAAGAGACTGATGTTTTTGACATTTACCTTGGATACAGGTGTGAACCCATGGTCAAACAACTCCGGGAGAAGGGATTCAATTCTTGGATGCAGACAACCACCAACCGCCGAATTAATTTCTAGATTTATATTAACAATATGTCTCAGAGACTTGGAATGGCAGATGGCAGGTGCTTCACTGTGAATACCTCAGCCCAATTACTCAACAACCACATCATGAAGACGAACGGGATCACCTACGAAGACAATTATTCTTTTAGGCAACTTCTCCAAAAGCAGGGACCAGCTATCATGAATGCTGTGCAGGCAGAGCAAGGCACTGGACCCTGCAACGCGTGCGACAAACCCCTCCTGAAAACACCCAACACCTACTAAGTGAGAAAAATCTAAGAAAAAACTTTGGACCCATACTCTAGAATGCAGACATGTTCTATATGTCTCAATGACGTCAGGGCAACGAGGACAAATTCTCCGCTCAGATGTGGACATGTATTTCACTCCCACTGTCTAGAGGAATGGAAAAACCAAGGTAAGAATACGTGTCCAGTGTGTAGAAAAGTATTCGATGTCACACAGTACAAGGTGATAGTGACGATTCAAAACAATGTAACAGCAGTTTCAAACTCTGTGACATTGAACGAAGAATCTATATTTAGTGTTTTAGATTTGTTTGATATCAATTTCGACATTGAAGAATTACCAGATTTAGAGAGTATTCTTGCTGACCTTGGGATGAGTCTTTCCGACTTTGATGCCTCTGTTCTTGACACAGAATGAACTGCAATACCTCTCATAGTTCAGACCAGGATAGTTCCTCGAACATTTACGGGGATCATTGATGACCTTTCCCTTCGCGTCTGTTAAAAGTGGACCGGTAGCCCAGCCACGTTTATGACTAAATACATTAGCCTTGAACGTTATACGCTTACCTACCTTGAAAGCACCTCCTCTTTTAATTCTCGATTCGGGCACCTTAAAGAATGTAGCCACAGATTTAATAGTATCTCCCGGTTTAATTTTATACTCAACTACCCCATGCTGTTTGTAAAAATGAAAGTCACCCTGTCTGATATAATTTGAAGCTCTACCAGGGGAGACAAACATCATGACTTTGAAATACCCCTTTTTGCATTTCTTCTCAGCGTCTGTCTTGTAAATTTTTTTGGGATTGTCGGAAATGACGCGCTTAGGAAGACCAGTACAGTGTGTATATGTGTGATTCCCATTAGATAGGCCAGAGCGATCACCTGGTATGGACTTCTGCCACCTATACGCTTCGTAGTCACCAACAGCGTACGCGTAACAATTGTTGTTTCCTATACCCCTCGTGGATCCCCATCTCTTAGTTGAAAACTTACTTTCGTTTCCACTCAGGGGGAGGTTTTTCATCTGTAGTTTACTCAGAAAAAAATCTTTACTTTTAATAAATGATCTCGGAGATTACCAAGTCTCGCAACAAGTCTGATGCTCTCATGGAAGTTCTCGTGTTTGTGCTCAACCTTCTCATCAGCACATTCATCCTCCGCCTCGTGTGGAACCGCTCCCTCGTGAAGCACATCTCCGTTCTCAAGCCCATCAAGTCTCTCGTCGACGCGTTCATTCTTTCGCTTTCCGTGCAGATTGTCCGTGGCATTTAAAACTTCTTAAATCCGACAGTTTTTTCACCAGATGGACCCACAGTGGTCGGGAAAGCCTCGACACCAGCACAGTCACCTTTGTCACAATCAACGAAGGTGAATGGCTTTCCTGACTGCTTAAAATATTCCAACTGTTTACGAGTCCAGCCACAACCCATGGTCCCGTAAACGGTAAATTTACCAGCACCACCAGATTTCTTAGGATACTTGTTCATACAGACTTTAACGAGTACGATAACGACGACGGCGATGAGGATCGCGAGAAGATACATTTTATTATTACCATAGATTTATTTTTTGGTCATTTTCATCACCGGCTTCTTTTTCGTGATCAGCTTACCCGCCTTCAAAATAGCGATAGCGCGCGCTTTAGCGTTTCCCACTGGTTTGGTCACCACCTGGGGAGCTTTGAACACTAAACGTTTTGGTGACACTTTAGGTTTAGTGAATAATTTTTGAAACTGGTTCACTTTACTAGTTTCAGTGAAGAAAGGTCTCATGAGAACAGTCTCGAAACTTGGAAGAGTATGATTCATGTTTCCACGAAGCCTGAAATTTTTAATTTTAGTGGACTTCATACTGAGATATTCTGGTGGCAAAAGAGATTGAACAAGTGTTTTCACCATACGTTCCGTTCGATTAGAAGGTTGCCTACAAAGGCCGTACATTGTGTTCAAGAAAAGATGTAAATCGTAAAATCGGTCCGACTTTCTCGATATACCTATGTTGACATAGTTTCTGGTGTTAATCAATGGATTCCTAATTCGAGGAAAAGCAGAAAATCCAAAATCGATAATGACAGCCTCTACACCCGCGTTTGGAATGGAGTACTTTTTGTTTAAGGAAATCTGAATATTTTTGTCTGGCACGGTGCGTACCATGATGTTACCACCGTGAAGGTCGTGATGTCTAAAACCAGGATACTTTTTATGGATACGATACAGGTTGTAAACGATCTGAGCCATAACGGATCTGACAGCGTCTAGAGTGGGACGAGTTTTCATCCATTTCTCAAGTTCCTGACCATCTATGAACTCCGAGTACAAGTAATCTTTACCATCACACGGCTTATACAGATACATCTTCGGAACACCGTAGTTTTCCAACTTTTTTGCGATTGTGAATTCCATTTTAGGATTCACAGATTTGACCGCATTGACGAACCCCGCCAACGGTGCGTTATTTGTTTTTTCAGTTAATCTAGGTTGTCGTATTTCTTTGTAAACGACAAACTTCTTACAACCATCATCCACACAACCCCTATACACCTTACCATATTGACCCTGACCAATCTTCACCGCTCCTTTAGTCGTGGAGCCATTCTTCTTTTTCAACCACAAATGTGACCCCGGGGAACATGCTTTCTTCCCCCTGAGTAGTTTTTTAACCTGTGTGTTCATCTGGTATTATCTTACATTTTGTTTTCAATTTGTCAACTGGTTACAGTTGAAAAAATGAAAGTTTATTGGATCATACATTTACCAACTCCATCACTACCTCTCTCCTCCACGAATCCGTTGGCAATGTTTGTCTCTTTTTCATATGGTTCATTGAAAAACACCTTGTCGTATGTAAACTCAGACACAGAGGACTTGATGAGTCGCTGATCGTATATGACAGTTGTGTCATCTATAATTTGCTTAACAATGAAATCTTCTTCCTCAATGTATACGATTTTAAGATTTGTTTTCGGTTTGTAAAAGTTTTTCATTTTTATAAGACGTGATAATAATTTTTCTAATCTTCATCCACATCAACATCAACATCATCAACCTCTTCCTCCTCAGCGTCTGGGAGATTGACACCCTGGAATGCGAAAGAAGGAAGCTTGGCAGACTGCTCGAAGAGAGCCTGCTGAAGGCGGATAGTCACACCAAACTTGTTGTCAATGAACCAAATCTGGTTGAGATCGATGATGGCCATAGCCTTCTGCCCCTTCTCGATAGTGTCAAGAGAAACCTGTTCCTTCTGCATGGAGTAGCACTCAGGAACAAAGGAACCATCGGGTTTGGTCAGAACCTTCAGCTTAATAGTAGGTGCATACTGCTCCTTACCGGGCTTCACGATGGGCTTGTAGAGAGCTTCCTTGAGGACAGCGACATTGAACTCCTTACCGAGCCACTCCTTAGAGTTCTTGGCAACTTCATTGACAATCAACTCATCGAGCTCCTTAAGCTTAGCATGGAGGTCCATGGCCTCGGTGTTGTCAGGGTCGAAGGAGAGGTCAAGCGAATAAGAAGTGCGCCCTGTGCCTTCATCAGTGAAGGCGCTCAAACCGTAAGGAGAGCGCATGAAAGGAAACTGGATGTAGAGCTTTTTGTTGTCGCCGGCGTTGAGGTAGACGGCTTTACCGCCATTCTTGTTCTTGCGAAGTTTCGAAAACTGCACAGAGGCAGGGGAGAAATCGGTAGACTGCTGAATAGAGAGCGACATTTGTAGTTGGTTATATCTATACTAGGAGTCTTGTCTTTAATTGGATTTTCCATCATATTTTCCATTGTCACGCCCTTTTTTGTTAGAATAACACCAAGCACTATACGTTCCTTGAGTTCCTGCGCACCAATTAGAACCAGAACAACACTGTTTACCCGGACATATCGTATCGTTGAAAGATGGTCCACATCTCCCATTTGTGGAAACGTTAGAAGTCGGGGCTGGAGCCGGAGCCGAAGCCGGAGCCGGAGCCGAAGTATTCCATGGTTCTAAAACACCATCTTCAGATTTCTCATATATGATTCTGTTACCAGTGCTAAACGTATTTGTTATATTCGACTTACCCCAACAGAGGGACTTTGAGTTATCTGTAATCACAGCCCCACACTCGGAACTTTTAGCACATTTTTCTAGACAATTTTTTAAATTAGCCTTCGGTGTTGAATATCTGGTTAGATGAAATACATCTCTGGTTCCCATTTTAGCATCCTTATTTTTGTGCACCTTCCACTTGGTCTGTGGAGCCGGTGAAAGATCCTGAGATGTGTTCATAGTGTTCTTTTTATTTTTAAGATCCATAGAAACTGGTTCCACCGAAATAGTATCCATTATCACCTGTCCCTTATTAGAAGCTAATCGCTCATTTTGTAGTTCCATCTGTCTTAATTTGAGCTGCTGTTCTGCATTCATTTTTGAGATCATGAAAACAATCACTAAAACTACCAAAAATATCACACCACCCAACAACTTTACGATCGTGGCACTATTTGAAGAACCCATTTTCATATTTGACGGAACCAATTTATATCCAGGGGGGATACTGAACTGCTCCATCCTTAAGAATTCACAATATTTTTTTTCCATGTATACTGTAAAGTATAATGGGTATCTTCAAAGATTGTGGTTGTGGTTGTGGTGGGAGGAAGCAGGAGGAGAAGCTCATCACATCGATCATTTCTGGTCTGACGTTCTTCGTGATAGCGAACCCTGAGACATTCCGTCTCATGCGTTCCGTTTTCGGGTCTCGTATCGCGACACCCACTGGCTGTCCATCCACTATAGGTCTTTTACTTCACAGCGTTGTTTTCATTCTTGTCGTTTGGGGTATGATGAACATCAGGAAGAACACAGGGTGTGGATGTGGTGGTGAGAAGAAGAAGGGTGGTTGTGGGTGTGATGGTAAGAAGGGTAAGAAGCAGCTAAAGAAGCAACCTGAGATGGTTGATGCTCCCAACCCTGAACCCGGTTTCCATGAGCAAGAGGTTGAACTGCAGGGAAGTGGTGCAGTTCTCGGTTCCATGGATATTTCCCCCGAAGGAACATTGTTCCATTAAAGTTTAAATAATTCTACAGTCAGTCAGGACCACTGAATGTAAAATGTTTACGATTAGAATTCCTCATTGAAACCAATTTCGTCGTTGTCGTCGTCGAGTTTTCCATAGTCACCCACCCTTTTCTCGAAAAAATTTGTTTTCCCGTCGAGACTAATGTTTTCCATAAAGTCGAAAGGATTCTTAGAACCCCATATAGGGGGTTGTCCGATTTGCTTTAGGAGTCGGTCAGATACATACTCGATATACTCTGACATCTTTTCAGAATTCATACCTATGAGATTGCAGGGTAGAGCATCTATGATGAATGATTTCTCGATTTCAACAGCTTCTTTGATGATAGTGTGAACAGTTTCTGTGGTAGGTTTCATGCGAAGGTGCTTGAACAGTTCAACAGCAAATTCTTGATGAAGACCTTCATCCCTAGATATCAATTCGTTACTGAAACAAAGACCAGGCATGAGACCCCTCTTTTTCAACCAGTAAATTGCACAGAAACTTCCAGAGAAGAAAATTCCTTCAACACATGCAAAAGCGAAGAGGCGTTCCGCGAATGATTTGCTTTTCTTGTCGAACCATTTGAGTGCCCATTCCGCTTTTCGTTTTATACAGGGGACTGTTTGGATAGCTTCGAACAGGTGTTTCTTTTCAGACGGATTCTTGATATACTTATCTATGAGCTTGGAGTATGTTTCACCATGGACCATTTCGTTATGGGATTGATAGGCGTAAAAGGATCTAGCTTCTGAGATTTGAACTTCATCCGCAAAATTGTTGTTAATGTTTTCAAAAACGATTCCATCAGACCCAGCAAAGAACGCCAGGATGTATTTGATGAATTTTTGTTCGTTGTCATTCAGGGTTTTCCAGTCGTCCATGTCTTTGGACAAGTCTACTTCCTCTGCGGTCCAGTTAGACATCTGTGCCTTTTTATAAAGATCCCAGAGATCTGGATACTTCAGAGGAAACACGGTAAATCTATTTAAGGTTTCTTCGAGAATAGGTTCATATTCATCTTCAATGTAGTCCTGAAATTCAAAATAGGTTCCCACGTGACGTCCATTAATAAATATCTGAGGGTAGGTTGTGACTACTTTTCCACATATCTCCTTTAGATCATCTTTGTCAATCATGATCTTCTCGTGTTCCAAATTTTCTGATTCACACAATTTGACTGCATGATCACAGTACTCACAACCTTCCTTTGAATAAATAATAACTTTCATCTGTGATATTATCAATGATAAAAATTTGTCAGAAAACTCTAAGCATGATTGTGCCAAAGGAAATAAATGAAAATGATATTGTCAAACTTTTAGTAAACGAAGAAGGAACTGAGGAGGAAATGTATGGTGTCGTCGCGATGAACACTGGCCTGACACTTGGTATGCACTACCTAAACCCCACCGAAATGTTTTACAAGTCTGCGTGTGTCTACAAACTAGACGATAGTGAATTGTCCCCCGCACCTTACGAGAGTGTTATGGAGCACTACCCAACCGGTACGACATTTGAAGACCTGGAAATGAAACCTTTAGGGACTGGTATGTTCGTCTATTACTCTGAAATAGATGTCGAAGACACGGATAGTGACATCTACGACGAAGGTGGTGATTCCGAGTCTGATTTAGGTGGATTTGTAGTCTCTGACACAGAGATGGAAGGTATGCCGATTGATCTCCCACCTGATCATCGTCAAATAGACAAAGAATGGAACGAATGGGAACCAACGACCTCAGGAGGTCGCAGTTTTAAGGAAACAATTGACGCGATTGAAATGCGCGTCAGACACCTAAGTTAAATTTCACACGTACAGAAAACAAGAAAGATAATGCTAGCAACTATATGGTCTGAAATAGACTCCTTATTACCCAAAAACGAAGAAGAAAAGCTAGTAAATACAAACATTTGTAGGGAATGCTCCGGTGTGAAGGTCATCAGCCCGGAAGGGTTGCCGGTTTGTTCAGAATGTGGTCTGGTCGATGACAACTTCATAGATGACACACCGGAATGGACAAGTGGAATTACCGATGACGGTAAAGTGAACGACCCCTCTAGGTGTGGGAATCCAAATGCCAATCCAGAGCTTTTCTCAGATAGTTGGGGGAAAGGAACTATCATCTCTACACAAGGTTACTCAACTTACGAGAATAAACGTATGGCTAAAATTAACTTTCATATGTCTATGAATCACAAAGATAGATCATTGTTTCATGCTTACCGCGATATAGACGAAGCGTGTCACACTCTACCCGACTGTGTTCTTAAAGACGCTAAGATTATGTATAAAAAGTTTAACGAGGAAAAATTGACAAGAGGGGCGGTTCGTCTCGGGATAAAAGCCAATTGTGTTTTATATGCTTGTAGGCTGGCGAAACATCCGAGAACTACCAAAGAAATCGCGGACATGTTTGGGATTCAGTCTAAAGACATCAGTCGAACAACCCAAATTTTCAAAGATAACATTTTGGGTGAGACGAAAAAGAATTACGTCACCAAAGCTTTCGATGTCATGCAACGTCTCCTGAACTCTTTTGAAATCACAAAAGAAGAGCGCCTTCGATGTATAAAACTATGTGATCAAACTGAAGACTGTGTGGATCTAATGAGTAAAACACCAAACAGTGTAGCCTCTTCAATCATTTACATGGTCATAGGGAGTAGAGTCACAAAAAATGAAATTTGTGAGAAGTGTTCGGTGTCTATTCCCACTTTGAATAAGATTGAGAATATCGTGAAAAAACACTTAGAGTCTAAAGGACATAGATAGAATATGACTAAAGTTTTTCTTTCAACACCCTGTTATGGTGGGCTCTGTTTAGAAAAATACATGTCAAGTGTAATAAAACTTCAACTTTTGTTGATCAAGGAAAAAATTGAATTAATGATTGATACAACTGAAAATGAATCACTAGTTCATAGAGCTCGTAATGTTTCCGTCGGACGTTTCATGCAGAAAACAGATTGTGACTATCTCATGTTTATAGACGCGGATATACATTTTGATCCACACGCTGTTGTTCGTCTTGTCAAATCTGGACATGAACTTTCTGTGGCGTGTTATCCCAAAAAGGTGGTCATGTGGGATCAGGCAGCCAGTGCCATTCAAAATGGTGATGACCGTGACATGGCCATGCTTTCTTCCAGTCTCGTCGTGAATATTGGCGCGACGCGACGGACCATAGAAAATGGCTTTGTAGAAATCCTCGATGGCCCAACTGGTTTCATGTTGATTAGTCGATCAGTCTTTAAAAAACTGGAAGAGAAGTTCCCAGAGCTTTGGTGTAAAAATGATCACCAGAACCGTGATTTTGATGAATATCATGCAGCTTTTGATTGCATGATTGATCCCGACTCGAAACGATACCTTTCTGAAGATTACGCGTTTTGTAGGAGATGGCAACAAATTGGAGGTAAAATTTTTGCGGATGTCAATACCACACTTGGTCATGTAGGTAATCTACCTTTCAGTGGTTGCATGGATGAAAGGCTTAAGGCTTAAACTACAAACCAATACATGAAGTTTGTCACGATAGTCGTCACGAGATCAAAGTCTTGTCATGTAAAGACATTGCACACCATATTGAGACTGAATATAAAGTGTCTTCAAAATTCTGTGAATCATCAGATCGTCTATGTGAATGACGACACACATGAAAAAATTGACACCATTGAACAATGTATGAAGAAGTATGATCGAATACTTTTTATCGATTTTGGTATAGGTGTAGATGATGAGTCCCTAAACAAGAGCTTGGAAGTGAATGAAAATGCGGGTTTAGTAGTGTTTCCTGGTGTGAAAGAAACTATCAACTGGGACATGTTCAAAGAAAAGGTGAGGTCGGAATCCAAAGAACCTACTTCTCAGATGGGTCTCGATTTCGATACAGTTCTAGGGAAAAAAACTTCACCACACTTTTACAATGTTGTGTCCACGAGTGCCAAGGTGTGGGTGATGATGCCGAAAACAATCATTAAGCACATCAAAAATAAGAAAAAAGGCACGTGGAAGCTACACCCCAACATGTTTGAAAATTTGAAAGAACAAGGTGTCAAAATTTATGCTTTTTCAGCATCTAAGTTGATTCAAACGTATACACACGAGTGCATATCAAACATCCTGAACGCTGCGAGTGTGAAACTGAATTAAAGGTTTTGTTTGTGTTTTAAACATGTCTATAGAGGTGGAATCCCCACTTTATAAATATGTCGTTTCATACATACATAAAGTGTGGGGTAGTAAGGAATATTTTCCCGGACCACAACCCATCTCCATTGAACGTAAACATTTTCCAATCTTGAAAGGTGGTGACTATGTCGTTTGTGAAAAGACTGATGGAGAGAGACATATGCTCGTCGCCCTCATGTTTGAGGGGAAGAAGAAGTGTCTCTTTGTAAACAGGTCTTTCAAGATGTTTGAAGTTCCTATCAACCTGAAAAAGTCCGCCTATGAAGGAACAATCCTAGATGGTGAACTCTATGAAAATGTTCTCATGGTCTATGATGCCGTGATTGTTTCCGGTGAGATGGTGTGGAATTTAGATTTACACAAACGTATGGACGCTTGTAAAGCTATGATGAAGTCTATGATATGTATGAAGTCTGATAAATACAGGCTCAAGTGTAAGAAGTTTCATGCGATGAGAGATTTTGGAACATTTATGGATGAATATCTCCCGACGGTTCAGCAAAATATCGATGGTCTCGTGTTCACACCAGTCAATGAACCCATACGAATTGGAACTCATGAAACCATGTTTAAATGGAAACCTCGTGAAAAGAATACAGTGGACTTTCTCGTAAAGTGGGAACCTTCACGAGAAACACCTGGATTTAATGAGGGACGACCCACGTGGAGATTGTATGTCCAAGAAAAGGGAAAATTGTTTTTTGAGTCTGAGATTCCACATGATCGAGTGCAAAACAAGCCATGGATGGAGGACGGTGCCATCATTGAATGCACATACGTAACTTGGGAAGAGCCGATGTGGTGGAGACCCCTGAAACGTAGAACAGACAAGAACTATCCCAACAACAGACGAACGTTTTACAGGACTATTGTCAACATCAAGGAGAATATTGAGATGAAGGAGTTTTTAGATTGTAAACCATGAGATAGAAACCACCTTCTTCAGGTAGCTCATGTTCTTTCATGTGCTCGTCGTTGATTAGAAACCACTTGTTCCTCCTTTTTACAAAACTGACGTAGTGACCGTCACCCTGATCTCCGACGTGTAGAGCTGTAGAAATTAAGTTGTATTGCTTGTTATCTATGATTAGTTTTTCTAAAATTTGAACATGACACTTCTTATCAAATGAAATGATGAGAACTTGTGGGAGTTGAGAGAATACCATGCGAGTCGTGGCTAAGTTGTGTCGCTTGCCATCATCGTCAACATAGTTGTCAACGACGTTCCAATCGGTGCTCTTAGACAGAATTCCACCCATGTCCTTTCCATTGGAAGTCACCAAGTGAATACAAAAATCTTCTTCGTTTGTTGACTTCCCTGTAGGCCAAATAGTCTCCTGAACCTTCTTTCCGTAAAACCACTTTTTGATTTCTGGTGTAGACTTTTCCAATACGTCGATGATGCATAAGAGAGCCTCCTGGACATCATGCTGTTCATTTTTTTTGAATCTAGGAAACTGCTCCTGAAACAATGTGAGTAACCCGGACACGTTTACGCTACTCTGACCTTTTGTCCAATACTCTTTCGTCAAGTTGGAATACACCCTAGAAAACTTACATTCACCCTGATACGGATGTCTGATGTAATAGTTTGACAAAACTGGTATATAAAGCATGCATTGTAGGGCGGTGTTGAAATAACATGTATTTCCTTGATTTTCTATACCCTTCATTAAATTTTATGAACATTAAACACTTAAGGGAAAGACGCAATATTAGAAATGACAAGAACAATCGCCATGGATATTCAGAAAATCGTAGACAAGACCCTCCCCCTGTTCGAAACTCATAAGAATGAGGGAGACATCGAAGTTGAAATTCGTCTTGGGCGTCACAACGGATCTCTGTTCGATACGAATGTAGGTAAAGACGTATGGAAAAGGGTCCTCAAAGCTTTGAAGAAGTATGATGGATGGGAAGAGAAAAAAACGAAAACAGTCGAAGTGTACTACAATGACTCGAACAGTATCAGAATCACCAGTGATGAAGATTCTGGGGAGCAGGAGATGATTCAGAAGATCAAGGTTCACAAAGAAGACTTTGTCGACAGTGACCAGCCACTGGATGTTAGGTTTTGTATTGCCAGGGAAATTCCGACATCCGGTGAATACGAGATGGACAGGAAGAGAACCAAGACGAGACATTCTTTCATCCGCAAGAATCTGAGTATCGACATGACAATCTCCTCAGGTGACAACGCAGATATGGACTCTGAAGAAGAAGCATCCTATCAGATTGAACTTGAGATCATTAACCCCAAAGAGGTTGATTCAATTTACAAATTTTTCAACATCCTCAACAAGATCAACGATGTTTCAAAACTCGTATAAAATCTCTGCATACTATAGATATGGCCCAGATCCTGTTGATGTTGGGTTCGGTGATGGCGGCTGCTATCGCTGGCAACAGGTCAGTCACTTTGGAACCCGAACCCGAACCCGTAGAAAATTCGGAAAGACGGAGGGTTGGGAACTCACAGTTTTGGAGAAAGCAAATGGACAACATGAAAGACAAACCCATAGAAGATGCGCCACCTCCATCTAATAGGAAACCTCCACCCCCTCCCATGGGGGTGCCCCCTCCTCCAGCTCCAGCTCCAGCTCCAGCTCCAGCTCCAGCTCTAGCTCCAGCTCCAGCTCCAGCTCCGGATCCCATAGATTGTTCTGGTCAGTGGTCTGAATGGTCTACGTGTAGCAAAAATAAGTTTACGATGAATGGGTTTAAGCGAACCCCTGTAAAATGTGGTAAAGATGGCACACAATTTCGCACATGGACTACCCGGGTGGAACCAAAAAATGGTGGACAAGCTTGCCCAAACCCCATAGAAAACCGGTCCTGTAAGGGAACAGGGGCAGACTGTTCGACCCCAGCTCCAGCTCCTGCTCCTGCTCCTGCTCCTGCTCCTGCTCCTGCTCCTGCTCCTGCTCCAGCTCCTGCTCCAGCTCCAGAGCCCATTGATTGTTCTGGTCAGTGGTCTGAATGGTCTACATGTAGCAAAGAATGTGGTGATGGCACACAATCTCGCACTTGGACTACCCGAGTGGAACCAAAGAATGGTGGAAAGGTTTGCCCAAACCCCACAGAAAACCGACCCTGTGAGGGACAAAAGTGTCCCATCGGTTGTTCTGGTGAGTGGTCTGAATGGTCTAAGTGTACGGAGGAATGTGGTGGAGGCACACAATTTCGCACGTGGACTACCCTAAAGAATCCTGTGTATGGGGGGGATCCCTGTCCAGAACCTATACAAACACGGGCATGTAACACCAATGAGTGTCCCAGAGAACCCACAACTTTGAATGGGTATTCAGACAGTGGAGATGATGGTTTAGGTAAACGGTGTTCAGGGAGAGCACTATACAGTAGTGCTGGATGGGAGCTTGTTAACCCGGGTGAAGACAGAGTGCAAGCCACTTCTTTTGACGACCCTTACTACCAGAAGTATCAGCGACGCGCAGCCTACAAATGTAATGAAGATGATAGATGTAAGTATGTGACTGTCTGGAAAGATGGTGGATATAGGACGTATACAGAAAGTCAATGTAAAGACACTGTAAATCAGAGCAACGCTACAACATGGAAAAAGGTTGATGGCACAGTCGCAGCAAAAGATCTTCCCAGTTTCTCCCAGGTCTCACCTCAAAAAATAAATGGATATACAGCCCTTGTGAACAAAAGTATTAAAGCGGACGATAAATTTTCCTGGCGAAATCCACCACCTACGGATACTGGTTTGGTGTGTGAAACAAGACAATACCTTGATAAATATGAAGACCGTTCTTCGCAGATCGATATTCAAGGACCGGAAGTAAGTTACGATTCTGATGAGTACAAGAAGTATGTTAAAAATGCCCAAAATAAATGTGAACTTGAACATAACTGTAATTTCATAAGTGTAAGGAACAATGGTGGAGGAGAAATGTATTCTGTCTGTGAAGGTCAGAGAATGCCACCATTCAACAGATCGACTGACCACGACTATAAAATATTCAAAAGAGATGATGATCAACCTTTGAGACTTGAACCTCCCCCAGAAATTGGCGCTGGTCTAAGCAACTCAGAAAAACATGCAGAATCGTTCATGGGATATAATCCAGTCTCTCGTTACAAGAAGTGTAATAATCATGGATCGGCCCTTGCCAATGAATATTTACGTAAAGAGGGTGAAGAAGAAGTGAGTTGGAGAGATTTTTTCTCGTATAAATACCAAACATTACTGAAAAGGGGCATAGAATTATGTAACAAAGATAAAAATTGTCAGTATCTGGAACTAAACGGGTCAAAAGCTATTGCGAGAACATTTAAAAAGAGTGATTGTAAGGATCCTCACGCTGTTCACCTGAACGTTGAACACAAAATATGGGAAAAGACGGACTGGAAAGATCCAGACATTCAGGGTCCTATTCATGGATATGCACAATATGGTTCAAAGTTTCAGTCATGTGGAACCAACAGTGGAACACCCGAAAAACCCGAAATTACTGGATTCATTAAGCAGGGGTCTGTAAAGGGATCCAGAGATTTAGGTTCTCAACCCGCTACATCATTTTTTAAAGCAGATGGAACGATGAATGACACGTATAGTGAGTATTTAAAGCAGGGTGCGAAGTTATGCAACGATGACCCCAACTGTAAATATGTATCCGTTTGGACAAACGGTTCGTACAGGACGTTCGGTGCTAGTGCATGTGAGGATCAACCCATGTTGGGTTATTCGGGGGTGAAAACGTGGAAGAAGGAGGATAGTTCGGTCGCGGGAACCCCGGAGGTAGAGGAGGCGGAGGTGGAGGTGGAGGTGGAGGTGCCTGTGAAACATGGTTATAAAAACATACACAATTTGAAGATGTGTCCCCAAGACAAACAAAAATGGGTAAAATACTCAGGATCCACCCAGGTAGGATTTCAGAGCACTGAATACGATAACAACCTTAAATCGGGAATTTCGAAATGCAATGCCGATGAGAACTGTAAATATGTCACTTTGTTTATGGATGGTTTAACTGGACTGGTAAACGAAGGTGAGTGTGATTCCCCTAATCCGGTGCAAAATGCAAAAATATGGGAAAAGGTAGACCCCAACGTTATCCCTGCACCCCCTCCACCCTCTCCACCCCCTCCACCAAAACCACCACCGTTTAGTTGTGGTGGTAATGCTAATGTACAAATTGAATTCGACAGATTAGGGGATGGAATTTGTGATTGTCCTAAACCCTATTTCGACGATGAAGGTGTCGACGAAAATGGGGTCGCAAAGGGTGCCTGCAAACCTCACGAGTTGGGTAGTTTTTTGAACCATATTTCAATGTTTGGGACAGATTACACAGCCCAACAAATATCAAGTACACGGCCGGCGAAAACGAAAAATTGGACCGTAGCCAAAAGTTGGGATGGTGGTTATACAGGCAACTACGAAACCGGCTATACCGCAAATACACAAACAGAAACTATAACAAGTCAGCTTCCATACTTGATCGACGAAGATAAATCTGGATGGACAAAGAAGGTCTTCACCGGTAAATCAATTGAACAATGTAAACAAATTTCAATAGATCACCCCAGGTCGCCGGGGTATTCCTACTTTGTGAAAGGTATAAACGGAAAAGGTACTCCTCAAACATACAGTTATTATGAATACAACAATGGGGTGCGTGGAAATTTAGTAACCAGAACCATTAACGGAAACCAAGAAGTATGTGTAGTTTATGGTGGAAATACGGGTAAGGGAACCGACAAAAAATGTGTCACCGATCATGTAGATCATCCAGAATGCTGGGAACGTGAACCCACTGAAGAAGAAAAATCATACAACATTTTCAAACCAGGTAGCCAGGGTACATTCTGGAACTGGGGATTTCTTTCTGGTGGTGAACACCCAAAAGTTTGGGATGGTCGGATAGCAAAGATGGTGAACGCCAAGTATGATCTACCCCATCGGGAATGGAAAAAAGACAAGTACTGGACATAAAAATCTTTATATATTTTAATGAGCAACTCCAACAAGGGTGGTGGGTCGACTCTGACTTTAGTGTTGCTCATGATATCATGTATCATGTGTATGTCCATAATCAGTTCTTCAGTGGGTAGTGTGATGATTTCTAATGCGGAACCGCCACCAGGTTCCTCAGCGGACCTCGGTTCCTCGGCAGAGCCAGAACCAACCGACATACTCTCTGATTCAATGGCTGTGGAAGGGAGTTCATTTACAGTTGAGAAGGAAGAAGTCGAACAGAGTACATTTAAATTATTGCGAAACAAAGACTATTACGGGGTGGGAAATTTGTATCATTATCATCCAGAGTCTGATGTTCCATTCACTGAAAGAAGATGCCTCCATGAATGTTCAGTGGATCCTTCTTGTAAAGCTGTCATTTTTAGTAAAGAGCTGGATAGATGCTGGGGGAAAGCTATGGAAGATTTCGAACTCCCCTTGCATAGCAACTCAAACGGTAAGTTAGCGTATGTGAAAAAAGATCTATATGAAGAAGCCGTAGAAAAATATGGGTAGATAGTACATGATTTACGTAGTGCTATTCTTCGTGATACTGTTTCTCATGCATGAAAAACACTCTAAAATAGAAGAAGTGGAGGGTTCACACTTCTTCTATCTCAGTGACGGAGCTTCTAAGGATGTGTATGATAAAATGCGCAGGAATGGTGTGAGTGACGACAGTTTGAAAGACTTTGTTCTCATGGAAGACCAGTTATTGGGTCTTGAACAGAAGGCTGTGTGTACAGGAATTCCGTATTCTCTACAGGGTAATGGTATTTCAAAAAAAATTAAGGAGACCTTCCCAAACTACAACTTCAACTACCACACAATACACCTTAAACAACTCGCAGAACCTGGAAAGACTATCAACCGAAGAGTTCACTGTTCAACATCTTGAAAAGGTTCCATAAGAGCATTTTATGTTGTGGACTATCCACATCTTCCCATTCGTCAAAAATTGACATGATGAGTTTGTTATCATCAATCTCATCACGTTTTCTAAAAGACAGAGGTGCCATCACACCTCTACTTCTCACAGTTCTAATGTAATCTGCGATGATGTAGATGATGGCGTCGAGGAATTCTTCCTTCGCCATGTCTATCCACGAGTTCCGTTCCGTTCCCCATCGTTGGGTATTATCACCAACCCTGACACCTTGATTATATTTTTTCAATCCTAGCTCTAACCGTCCGGTTAATTCCTCTCGGACGCCCATTTGTATTCAAGTTGTTCCTTCGCTTTAACCAATTTTTCCGATAATCATCCATTTTTTTCTGAGATGGTTCTCTTTTGAAGTTTCTCACGTGGTTCATGATGTAATTTGAAGCCGCGTTCTTGAAGCTACTCTTCATGTTTAGTGGAATACCTGTGGTATTCACTTTGTTCACGAGATATTTCTTTTCCAGAGCGTTCCTTCTTTCAAATTTCCATCTATTCACCATACGCTTTTCCAACTGTTTAACATCACCCTTGAAAGGAAGCCCTGTGCTTTTATTAGGCCGTAAACCATTCATGGCACGTTTCACGTTTTGAACATCCTTATTGAGATTGGGTTTGTAACGCTTGATCCATTTAGAGCCATACTCCTTCTCAAGTTCTTTACGAATTGAGTTAGTATTCAAACCCCGCTTCTTGATTGTCTTTTCACGGAGATTGGAGGTGCGCTTGTCAATCTTGTTACGTTGGACCTGTCTTTTGGTGGGTTTAGGTTTGGGTGATGCCGCTTTGGGTGTGCGATACATCTCAATTTTTTTGCACAGAACCGGTTTAGTGTCTTTGGCGTCGAACGGAATCTTTAAAATTTTGGCGATGCGCTGAATTTCTTTCTTGGACATGTTGTTGCACAGCGTCTTATTGATTCTAAACGCGTTACCCTTACCAGACAGGGAAGAGTTTTTGTTTTTGTTTGTATTCCTGAAGGTCTGAACATTGGTCTTCTTCTTTATCATTTCACATATCTCCTTTCTTGTAGCATTCCTTGTTCCATTCTGACCTCTAACTCTAAAGTTCACAATACCAAAGTTCTTTGCGAGATCTACAATTTCGGATCTCTTCATGCGTTCACAAACTTTTCCAGTCACCTTAACCGCTTTCATTTGATTCTCTGTAAATTTCCGCTTTTTGTAAACACGTTTAATCTTTGTATTGAGAATTTTAGGTTTCTTAGTCTTCTTAACCTTTGACTTTTTTGGAGCCTGCCTCTTACCGACGACAATGTCACCGTCACCATTCTTATAGAAGTCGCGAATGAGATTCGCGGTGGATCTATAAGTATTCTCGAGGACAGCTGGGTTCTTAGCTCCAATGATCTGCACATTACCTGACCTTGTTAGGTTGAGTGTGTAGCCGTTCATGTTCACGTACATCATCGGGGAAAGTTCAGGGTTGTAGTTTACTGTGCCGTATCTAGCAAACTTGAACTGTAATCTTTTTAGATCGAACGTTCCGTTAATGTTAAACTGGCCACTCAAATTATTGAACTGAATCGGACCATTAAAAAACGGTTGTCCATTTGTGTAGTTCTCAACGACGTAACGGCGGATGAGTTCGGGTTGCCTCGACATGTGACTTACCAAAAACCCACCAGAAAAACGAATCTTTCCATTCTTGTAGATGTTGACGCTCACTTTCTGATTCTCGCCGCGATCATTGTAAATGACAATTTTGAACTGAACAGTCACGAGGGGTATACTCATGTTACCCTTGAGACCGAGCTCACGTGTATGACTCGATGCCACTTTCTGTGTGCCATACCTACCCAACATCTCAGTGGTTTCTATATAAAGACCCTCGGCGATTTGTGTTTTAGCGAGAGGTCTTCTTCTCATGATTTCCTTTAATTCGAGGACAACATCCTTCTGTCCATATCCACTATCAACACCAGCGTTGAACATACCGGGTCTAAAGGGGGATATTTCAAGTTCAGGTTCGTTGTTAGCGAATAGGGATTCATTGATTTCTGGCATGTTAAACTCATCGAGTTTCCCAAAATTCTCCGCTTCCATCACACTGTTTACAATTTTATTTGTATTCAAATCAGCAAATTCATTTTCGAGTGGGGAATTGTTTTCAAATTGGGCGAAAGTTCGTTTACGGGGAGGGGGTCTACGTTGACGCAGTTCAGTCCTGACGGGCTCACGGAAAGCAGAATGCCTAAGGCGCTCCCTCCGAAACATGTCATTCTCGAGTTCTCTCGCAAAGTTGTTATTGTTCGAGTTAGAGTCTGAACTTTGGACATCCACCCCAGATCTTCTTATAAATTCCTTGACCTGTTGGCTCATATTACTATACATGATTATTTTTTTAGTGGTTGTTTCCGATCATGAGTTCCTCCTCGACGATGTCAACTCCATAAAATACTGGTTGTGTGGGGTAATCCCTACCCTTGTAATTCACTGATTCGGTCCTCACTGTAATTCCGTATGCACTGAAAGGTCCCACGTAGAAATCTGGGTTGAACAGGTCGGGCTTCTTACCCTTCAAGCTTCTAGCGCAATGGGAGTTATACGCCTGGACAAAGATATCCTCTGGGACAAATTTATCCTTTTCTTTGATGACACGAATCGAGTTGAGGAAATGATGCAGCGTGTTCGCCACCATCGCGACTTGGTTCTGAATAATTTTAAAATAGCCGGGAACGACGTTCCAAATATCGCGGTCACTGTATTTAGCGGAATAATCCAGGTAAGCTCGAACACATTTCTGTAGAATAGATGGAAGCTCAGCGTCAAGTTTACGATCCATGTGTGGGTCAGCCTCTTGAACCTGTTTGGTGAAGTTCCATGGAAGAATACGACGGAGGACAGAGCCCGACTTGTCGTTCCAATTTGGCACCTCATTTCCACCCAAAATACCAGGAACCTTCCAGTTGGGGAGAGAGACGGCCTGTTTGTTTTTGATATTCACTGCAATCCCTTCACCCGACACGAGAGACTGAAACTCTGCCTGTTCCAGTGCGAGATCACCCTTCACCTCCGGTGCGACAAATAGAAAAGCGTCTTTGATGGCGGAGAGACCAAACTTTCTTTCGATGTTGTTACCCAGTGTCTTCACATCACTCGTGTCATAGAATCGTTGGAACACGTTGTTGATGAGAGTAGACTTACCAGATCGTGCAATACCCTTGAAGAATGGGATAACCTGCCACTTGTCCAAATCACCGACATCATAGCAAAGACGACCACCCACGACATATGCCCACTTACACACCTCCTTTTCAAAACCCTGATAGTCGAGGATTTTATCAAAAGTTGGTGTTGGAATGTCATACCAGTCCTCGATATTGGAGTAGTCTACAAATTCCTGATCAAAATACTTACAGGAGATGATTGTAGGGTCTAACATTCTAAAGTCGACACTA